GGCGACGGCCTGATCATCTTCCAAGGTATGCAGAACCACACCAGCGACTCCATCAAGTCGCTGGAAGGCTACGACCGCGCATGGGTCGAGGAGGCCCAGAGCCTGAGCCAGCGCAGCCTGGACCTGCTGCGACCGACGATCCGCAAGCCAGGCTCCGAGTTGTGGTTCACCTGGAACCCAAACCAAGCCACAGACCCCGTAGATGCCCTTCTGCGCGGCGAAAAGCCGCCGCCTGATGCCGTGGTGCTGGAAGTCAACTTTGACGACAACCCGTGGTTCCCTGACGTCCTCCGCGCCGAGATGGAGTACGACCTTGCCCGCGACCCGGACAAGTACGCTCACGTTTGGCGCGGCTCATATGTCGCCAACAGCACCGCCCGCGTCTTCCGCAACTGGCGCGTCGAGGAGTTCGAGGCCCCGAAGGATGCCGTTCACCGCCTCGGCGCAGACTGGGGCTTCGCCTCCGACCCGACCGTGCTCGTGCGCTGCCACATCGTTGGCAGGACGCTCTACATCGACCACGAAGCCTATATGGTCGGCTGCGAGATCGTGAACACGCCTGACCTGTTCATGACCGTGCCCGAGGCCGAGAAGTGGCCGATGGTGGCCGACTCATCCAGGCCCGAGACCATCAGCCACATGCGCAAGCACGGCTTCGCCAAGATCATGCCCGCCGTCAAGGGGCAGCGCAGCGTGGAAGAAGGCATCGAGTGGCTGAAGTCCTACGACATCGTTGTCCACCCGCGCTGCACGCACACCATCGACGAGTTGACGTTCTACAGCTACAAGACCGATCCGCTGACCGGCAAGGTGCTGCCCATGCTTGAGGACAAGCACAATCACGTGATCGACGCCTTACGCTACGCTTGCGAGGGTGTGCGCCGAGCAACAGCAGTCAGCCGTCCCATCAACTTCACACCATTGCCTGTTGCGCATAAATGGTGAGAAAATGCTTGCAAATAGGGGCTAAATATGGCACGAATTTCCAAGTCCGAAGCGCTGGCGCGACTGCACGAGAAGGCACTCACCCAGTTCTCTGACATCCAGACAGCGCTGCGTGACGAACGCTTGCAGTGCCTCCAAGACCGGCGCTTCTACAGCCTCACAGGCAGTCAGTGGGAAGGCCCGCTGCGCGATATCTACGAGAACAAGCCCAAGTTCGAGGTGAACAAGATCCACCTCAGCGTGATTCGCATCATCAACGAATACCGCAACAACAAAGTCACCGTTGACTTCATCCCCAAGGACGCCACGCCCAAGGCTGACTCACTGGCCGAGACATGCGACGGCCTGTTCCGCGCTGACGAGCAGGACAGCGTGGCCGATGAAGCCTACGACAACGCCTTCGAGGAGGCCGTAGGCGGCGGCTTCGGAGCCTTCCGTCTGCGCACCGTCTACGAGGACGAGGAAGACCCCGAGAACGAGCAGCAGCGCATCGTCATCGAACCGATCTTCGACGCTGACAGCAGCGTGTTCTTCGACCTGGATGCCAAGCGCCAGGACAAGGCCGACGCCAAGTTCGCCTACGTCATCTATTCGATGACGCGCAAGGCGTACATCGACGCCTTCGGTGACGATCCAAGCGACTGGCCGAAGGTCGTGCATCAGTACGAGTTTGACTGGCAGACGCCAGACGTCGTGTTCGTTGCCGAGTACTACCAAGTCGAGCACAAGAGCGAGACCATCCGCATCTACGAGCGCATGGACGGCACCGAGGAGCGCTATGCGCAGTCCGAGTTCGACGAGGATCCCGAGCTTGAGACGCGCCTGGAAGCCATCGGCGCAATCGAGGTGCGCCAGCGCAAGATCAAGACCCGCAAGGTGCGCAAGTACCTGATGAGCGGCGGCAAGATTCTTGAGGATCAGGGCTACATCGCAGGCAAGAACATCCCCATCGTGCCGGTCTACGGCAAGCGCTGGTTTGTGGATAACGTCGAGCGCTGCATGGGCCATGTGCGCCTGGCCAAGGACGCGCAGCGCCTGAAGAACATGCAGCTATCGAAGCTGGGTGAGATCAGCGCACTGTCCAGCGTCGAGAAGCCGATCCTGCTGCCCGAGCAGGTCGCAGGCCATCAGGTGATGTGGTCCGAGGACAACCTGCGCGACTATCCCTACCTGCTGGTCAACCCGATCACTGGCCCCGATGGAGCGACGCAGCCAGCAGGTCCGGTCGCTTACACCAAGAGCCCGAACATCCCGCCTGCGATGGCGGCGCTGCTTGAGTTGACCGAGCGCGACATGCGCGACATCCTGGGCAACCAAGAAGGCGGCGACAAGATCGTGAGCAACATCAGCGGCAAGGCCGTTGAGATGATCCAGCAGCGGCTGGACATGCAGGCTTACATCTACATGAGCAACTTCAGCAAGGCCAAGAAGCGGGCTGGCGAGGTGTGGCTGTCGATGGCGCAGGACGTCTACGTCGAGCCCAAGCGGCGCATGAAGAAGCTGGGCGAAAACGCCGAGGTCGAGATGATCGAACTGATGGCCCCGGCCATTGGCGAGAAGGGCGAGGTCATCACTGAGAACGACCTGTCCGAAGCCAAGATGGACGTCTGGGTTGACATCGGTCCTACCAGCGCCAGCAAGCGCGAGGCGACGGTACGTGCGCTGACCGGCATGATGCAGGTGACGCAGGATCCCGAGACCTCGCAGGTGCTCCAGGCGATGGCCATGATGAACATGGAAGGCGAGGGCATCAGCGATGTGCGCGACTACTTCCGCCAGAAGCTGTTGCGCATGGGCGTGATCAAGCCGACTGAGGAAGAGGCCGAGCAGCTTGCAGCTATGCTGCAAGGCCAGAGCGACCCGAATGCCGTGTTCTTGCAGGCCGCAGCCGAGGAGGCTATCGCCAAGGCAGCGCAGGCCAGGGCGAACACGGTCAAGACGGTTGCAGACGCCGAGTTGTCTCGTGCCAAGACGCAGGAGACACTGGCCAAGATCGGCATCGAGGACGACAAGGCAACGCTGGAAGGCTTGCGTGCTGTGCGTGACTTTGCGAGGGAATGATGGCTGACATCAGGCAAACGGCAGTCGATCCAATCACCGGCAGGCGTTACGACGATTTGCCACAGATGACCGAGACCCCGCGCAGCCCGCGCATGGGGATGCTTGCCGATGCCTTGATGGCCGTGCGTGACTTCGCCAACCGCATGCAGATCCCGCAGGGTGTGCCGTTGCTTGGTGGCGAGGGCGTAGGGTCGCTGCTGCTTGGCAAAGCGCCAGAGGAACTGGTCGAGATGAGCTACGGCAACATGCCGCTGCGCATCAACCCCTACGCTGGGCGCACAGCCTCGTTTGTGCCCGAGATGAAGCCAGGGCGCGGTGCTCAGGTTGCCGACCTGCTGTCACTGGTTGGCGTGCCAGGCGGTGGCCGCACGGCTGCTGCGGCGATTGGCGGCGCTGCTGCTGACCTGGGCGGCGTCGAGCGTGCGATGCTGGCCTACCACGGCACACCGCATCGGTTCGAGCGCTTTGATGCCAGCAAGATCGGCACTGGCGAGGGTGCGCAGGCTTACGGGCACGGGTTGTATTTTGCTGAGTCGCCGGATGTGGCGAAAGCGTATCAACAAGCGCTTACGTTCGATGGATTCAAAATCAAAATGAAAGACGGATCCACACAAATAGCAGCAAGAAGCACAACAGACGGGTTTGACCCTGGATCCTTTCTAGTTAAACACAATGGAGATTATGAAGCGGCAATAAAAGATGCCGAATCAAGGCTTGGGTCTTCGTCGATAGTTCGACAGTTAAACGCATGGAAACAAGATTCTGTCGAAACTGTTGGCTTTGGCAACAAAGGCTCTCTCTACACCGTAGACATCCCCGACGAGATGGTCGGCAAGATGCTGGACTGGGACAAGCCGTTGAGTGAGCAGTCCGATTTTGTAAAGCGGGCTATTGGTTTGGATAAAAACTCTAATGCCTCCATAAAAGATTGGACAGGCATGGAGTTTTACGTTAGGACAGGCGAAAAACTTGGTGAGCCAAGCAGTTCATCAAAAGCAGCGGCAGAGCATCTCCGCAAAAAAGGGATCGCGGGCGTTCGCTACCTAGACGCAGGCAGCCGAGGCCAAGGCGGCAAGGGCACATCCAACTTCGTCGTCTTCCCTGGCGAAGAGCAGAACCTCAAGATCATGGAGCGCGAATGATGGACCCCCGAGTACGAGACCTGGCTTTCGGCGCAGCACTGTACGGCCTTGGCCGCACTGGCGGCTTGACTGGCAATGTCGGCGCTGACCTGCGCAGGATCGGCACGCTGCCTGCTCCGACTCAAACACCGGCAGCAGCGCCTGCGGCGGCACCTGCGGCCACGCTGCTGGGCCAGGACATCTACAGCGGTGGCGATGGCTCAGGCATGGACATGGGGCCGACAGGAGGTGGATGGGAAAACCCGATCACTGGCATCACTGATGCGCAGGGCGTTCCGATGACGGCTGCCGATTTGATCGGAATGGCTGCACAGGGTCTGTCGTTTGCCGTGTCTCCGATCTCGACAATTGCCAAAGGCATGATGGGACTGCCATCAACCTTCACAACTGTCAAAGGCGCACTGACGCCAGTCGAAACTGCCACGGGCATGTCGCCGCTGACCAGCGAGGCAAATGCATTGGCTTCGGCATTGAATATCGATCCGATGGATGCGTTGATGGCCATCACAGGTGGTTTCGGTACTGCGCCAGCAGGTATGACAGAAGCCGCAGCAATCAATGCCGCTCAGGGATTCGGGCTTGATATTGGAACGCCAGGCACTGCGACGGGCATGGACTTTGGCGGTGGTATGGACGTCGGCTCTATCGGTGACGTCGGTGGCATCGGCGGTATTGGCGATGTCGGTCCAGGCAGCGGAGGTGAAAGCCCCTGGTAAGAAAACATGGGTGTAGAATAATTTCCACGGCTACCAAGCGGCCCAATGCTTGAGTGAAAGGATCAGATGGACGAGCAAATGGCAGATGTGATTGAGGAGCAGCCGCCTCAAGACGACCAGCAGAACCCCGAGCCTGAGCAGGCTCCTGAGTCGCCAGAAGAGGATGAGGTTGTAGTCTCAATCGGTGAAGAGGAATCGCCACCTCAAGAGCAAGAGCGTGCACCCGATTGGGTGCGGGAGTTGCGAAAGCAGCACCGGGAAGCGCAGCGAAAGATTCGAGAGTACGAGGCGAGGCTGTCTCAACAGGAGCGACCCAAAGCGTTGACCCTGGGACAGAAGCCGAAGCTGGAAGACTTCGACTACGACGCTGACAAGTTCGAGCAAGCGCTGGATTCATGGTTCGAGCAAAAACGCAAGGTCGATGAATTCAACGCCAGGGCAAAACAGGCCGAGGAAGCTCAGAAGGCTAGCTGGGAACAAAAGCTGACCCACTACGGCAAGGCGAAAGCCGAGCTAAAGGTCAAGGATTTTGAGGATGCCGAAGAAACGGTGCTTCAAAACCTGAACGTGGTGCAGCAAGGCGTTATCCTGCAAGGCGCTGAGAATCCAGCACTGGTTGTCTATGCACTTGGAAGTAACCCCGCGAAGGCTAAGGAACTGTCAGAAATCAAGGATCCTGTGAAGTTTGCCTTTGCAGTAGCGAAACTGGAGAAAGACTTGAAGGTAACGCAACGCAAGGCACCGCCGCCTGAGAAAACCGTGGTCGGTTCGGCCAGGGCTTCTGGAGCGGTAGACTCAACACTTGAGCGCCTACGCGCTGATGCAGAACGTACTGGTGACTACACCAAAGTGATGCAATATCGTAGGCAACAACGGTCCAAGTAATTTAGGAGCCAATCATGGCAAACGCATTTAGTAAGGAAGAGCGCGTCGCCTTTGAGGACATGCTCGAAGGTTTCCAAGACGCGCTGGTGATGTCCCGCAACGTCAGCATCTACCGCACCGACGGT